GCTAAGGATTTTGAAGGATTCGGAAACATTTCTGCTACCTCTGCTGACGTTCCAGTAGTAGAATCAATGGACGGTATGTTTGCTTCTGCAAGAAAGAGCTCGAATTTAGACGCAATAGAGATAAATGCAGTTCCTGACTTTTCCGGAATCATGGCTAAAATGAAAGCGAACGGAGAAATATAATGGCATACAACCTTAGAAATATAAACGTTCTCGATCTCAGACCATCAACAGGTATTGGAGTTGCTTTACCCTTCGATGCACCTGGAGTGTTTAGAACTGTATATACAACTAGGGAGCAACTAAAATATAATATCATTAACTTTCTGTTAACTGATCAAAGAGAGAGAATTTTTAATCCTGGTTTTGGGGCAAATATAAGAAGTAAAGTATTCGAACAAATTACTAGAGAGACGTTAGATGAACTAGATGCTCTTATTAGAGCAGGTATTGAGAGATACTTTCCAAATGTTATTATTACTCAATTAACTTTTGGCGGAGACCCTAATCAAAACTTGCTGACAATACAGTTTTCATACACAATAAACAATACAGGTGAATCAGACATTGTAACACTTAGTTTAAATGGCTAACAAGAATATAACATATCTAAACAAGGACTTTACTACGTTTAAGAACGCATTGGTAGAGTATGCGAAAACGTATTATCCTAATTCGTATAACGACTTTTCTACCTCTTCCCCTGGTACTATGTTTATTGACATGGCATCATATGTAGGAGACGTACTTTCGTTCTATTTAGATAATCAGACTCAAGAGACATTCTTAGAGTATGCAAAGCAGACTAATAACCTTTATGCACTTGCATACATGTTAGGATATAGACCAAAAGTCACTTCTGCTGCAATCGTATCTCTAGACGTTTATCAACAAATACCTGCTTCTGGCTCTAGCTACGAGCCCGACTTTAATTACGCTATGATCGTAGAAGAAGGTATGCAAGTTAGATCGAATATTAATACTGCAAACTTTTTTTACTGTCCTAATAGGATAGATTTCAATCTATCTTCTTCAATTGATCCTACTGAAATCTCAGTATACACTACTGCAGGCGGTAATCCTAATACGTATTTGTTAAAAAAGAGAACTCAAGCAATTTCAGGTCAAGTTAGAAATGCAGTCCTTAACTTCGGAACTATACAAAGGTTCCCGGTAAGAACTATTCAAGATACTGATATCATCGAGATAATTAAAGTTACAGATCAAAGAACAGGGTATAGATGGTATGAAGTACCTTACTTGGCCCAAGATTATATTCTGAAGCCTGTTGCCAATACTGCTCTGGCCTACCCTCAATTGTATCAAGAAGCTAATCAGGTACCTTATATTCTAGAAAGAGAAAACGTACCCTTCCGTTTTGTTTCAAGATTTACAGCAAATAATATTCTCCAATTAGAATTCGGTGCAGGTATTCAAGCGATTTCAGGATCTATTCCTAACCCATTCAACGTAGGTATTGGAACCGTAAACGGTATAGACATGTTAAATACCGCCTACGATCCAACTAACTTTGTAACAAATAACTCATACGGAGTTGCCCCTTTTCAAACAAACCTAACAGTACAGTACTTAGTAGGTGGAGGAGCTACCGCTAACGTTGCCGTAAGCGAACTAACTAATATAGTAACTTCAAATATTACGTTTCCTAATCCTACCAATCCGGCTACTGAAGCAACAATAAGAACCACCCTTGCGATCAATAACAGTATACCTGCAGTTGGAGGCGGTGATGGCGATACTCCTGAAGACATCCGATTAAACACTTTAGCCCAGTTCCCCTCTCAAATGCGAGCTGTAACACAGCAAGATTATTTAGGTACTGTACTAGGAATGCCTCCTAAATTCGGCCAAGTAGCAAAGGCTTATGTAACCAAAGATACTGCTACTTTTGCGCAATACTTAGTAGGACAGCCCGGAGAAAGAGATCCGCTAGCTACTTCTATTTACTTACTTAGCTATGATACAAATGGAGCCTTTACGGTTCCAGGGCCTGCTCTTTTACAGAACATACAAACATATCTTGAGCAATATAGAATGTTGACAGATACTATTATCTTAAAACCTGCCTATATTATAAACATTCAGGTTAATTTCGATATCATTATTAGACCAAACTATACATCTAGGGATGTACTTGCTGGATGTCTAAGTGTATTAAGAGCCTACTTTGCAAGAGAGAATTGGCAAATTAATCAACCAATAATCCTTTCAGAGATTTATACAGCCCTCGATCAAATTGCAGGCGTGCAGACAGTTCAGAAAGTATCCATTAATAATATAGCAGGAACTAACCAAGGTTATTCTCAATACAGTTACGATATTCCAGGGGCGACTTTAAACGGAGTGATTTATCCTTCATTAGATCCAAGTATCTTTGAAGTTAAATACCTAGACACAGATATTCAAGGACGCGTAGTAACATTCTAACCATGGCAGTATATCAAATATTTGTATCAGCAGACTCGACAATATATTCAAGATACCCGTCTAAAAATACGGGTCGGGATCCTATTCTAGAAATATCTGCAAAGAACTCTCAAGACGGGACTAGATTCCTATTTAGAGAATCCTTGACTAATAACCCTTATTACACTTACGATTTAGCTGCAAACGGCAATTACGACACTACAGAATACTACTTCCCCGACAAAGATATTAGAAGAGCGCTACTACAGTTTTCTCCAGCAGATATTGCTAAATTAGAGATCTTTGCATCACAGTCGATAAGCGGGTCTTGGAAAGGGAACTTAAGACTATACCTAGCCTCTGCACAGAATTTAAATACAACCTACTCTTTAGATGCATACGCATTATCCCAATCCTGGGCAATGGGTACAGGGCAATTTGCTCAAGTCCCTGAATCCAGGAATGGAGTAAGCTGGACTTATACAGGACCCTATCAAAACTCACCCGTTTGGGCAAATACAGGAAGCTCTTATTTAACTAATTACTCAGGAAGTCAATTTTTCGATTATATGTCCAATAAGGACATTAATATGGATATTTCCGACGTATTGGACGGCTGGTTTAGCTCTTCGATATCAAACTACGGTATAGTAGTTAAACATCCGGATTATATAGAGAATAACACGTCTTCCTTTGTAGATTTGAAGTTCTTTTCAGTCGACACCCATACTATCTATCCTCCGACAATTGAATTTAAATGGGCAGATGCAGTCTACGGGCCAACTGGATCTTGGAGTCTAGCTACAAATGATGAGATCACTATAGTACTCCAAAACAACCCCGGACAGTTTAGACAAAATGAGGTATATAAAGTTAGAACCGGAGTTAGAGCAACCTATCCTGCCAGACAATTTACTACTTCCTCGGTATATCTAAATCAACTATACCTTCCGCAAGAAAGTTACTGGTCTTTGATGGATTATAAGACTAATGAGGTAATCGTTGACTTCGATCCCAACTATACAAAGTTAAGTGCTGATACTTTAAGTAATTACTTTACGCTTTATACAAGCGGACTAGAGGTAAACAGGTTTTATAAAATTTTAATTAAGACAATACTTCAATCTGGAGAAGAGGTTATCTATACAAACGAAAACTTAATTTTTAAAGTAGTACAGTAATGGCAGAAGAAGTTAAGTTAATCAAGGAGGTATATGGACGGAATACTTTCACTAGAGTAGTTGATACCTCTTTTTCAGAATTATATACTCCTACTGTAGCATCTACCGTCCCCTCTCAGCAGATAACTGTAGATCAGTTCTTTGACCTTTATAATGAATTATTTTTCGATATACCCGCAACAGGTGAATTAAATTCTCACGAATATCTTGCTGCGAGAAGTACAGAATATTTAGGAGGCGGAGTTTTAACTGACGGAGAAAAAGCTTATATTGAAGAGATCAACTCACTTCGTCAACAACTTCTTGAAGCTAATGCAAACATTTTAAGTTTGTCTAATACAGTATAATGGAAACGGTAGACGTAAGATACATAGGTTCGAATGGGCAATATCAAACTTATTCTCCTGAAGACGTAGCTCTAATTAGTACTGCACTAGTTACCGCAAACTTTGGCAGCCAGAATGATTATATTGAGTATTTTATTAAGGATTTAGGCGGTGCGGTTTTAGATAGCAACTATAATACTTCACAGTATAATATTGGAAACCTAGTTGATCCTGTTACTGGAACTACGACAGAACTAGTATTAGACCCAGAGGCCGACGCTAAGAGATCAGGCTTTAATAGAGGTACTCTCAATCTAAAGTACAACTTCTTTACCAAGCAATTATTATCAGGTCCGGTACCATCTCAGAATTTCTGGATAAAAGAAATTTCTACTTCTAGAACTGAGATAAAAACAGCCAGACAAAATCTTTCTAATACACAGCTCTCTGAAGCTTTCGGTGTCTTCAATGCCGTACTTTCGAGCGATATCTACTACCCTACATTCTATTTAAATTTCGGTAACGATGTTCAAATTATCGGAGTAAACGCCGTGTATGTCGAAGAGGATGGAATCGGGTATATAATCTTTAAACTATACGAGCCCCTACCGGCCGAATTCGATGTAAAATCCACCTTTTGGGTAGTAACACCTGTTGCAAATCCAGCCGAGTTCAACGTATCAATAAACGTCACCCCGGAAGCTATCGCTGATACCTTCCAGGTGAGAGGACCTAATTTTAAAGTTTCTGTTGATGATAGAATAGGACAGACTACACCCTACTACAACTATTCAGACCTATTTGCAACTATAGTAACCTCTTCATTCCAGCAATTGAGTTCCTTAATGAATGAAAAAGGAATTCAAATAAATGTAGACTATAGTGACTTTAATAACTACATACACTTTTCTTCAGCTACAGAGAGATTATATAATTTCACTTATAAGTTACAGCAGATAGAATCCGCCTCCTATGGCCTGACTCAAACAAACACTACTCAGGCAAAAGTATCTTTACAGTCACAGATTGATAGTATCATTACCAACTTTGATGGCTGGGAATACTACATGTATTTCGACTCCGCTTCTACTGCATGGCCTAAACGAAATAATACTGCACCTTTTTTATTATACTCAGTAAGTTCATCAGAAGCCGTTAACTGGCTAGGTAGCCCAACTACAGTACCTACTGCCAATACTATGAGCATGTACTGGTCTGCTTCGTATTATGACGATCAAAACAAAGATTGGTTAATACATTCTACACCGCAGTATATTCTGGATGATAGCGCAAATGCTTCTTACCTGGTCTTCTTGAACATGATCGGTCAGCATTTTGACAACATTTGGATCTACTTAAAGGACCTCTCCAACAGGTATAATGCAAATAATAATCCATTTATCGGAATTTCTTTAGATCAAGTATCTGAAGCTATAAAGAGTTTTGGTGTACAGTTATATACTAACACCAGTATATCCGATAACCTGTATTATTCACTGTTAGGAATAAATCAAACAGGATCTGCATTACCGCTAACTTCCAGTACGTATGCAACTATTGTATTACCTAGTAGTAGCCTTTATGCTCCAGTAGGCAGCGACTACTTAAGTGCATCTTTATACTTACCGCCAATAGGTGAAGAGAAAATCTACAGATATGTAGTTACCATGCCTTTTGTAGCCAACAACATGTTAGGCCTATGGAACGCGGTTAGCTCAATTTATAACACTATTACGGTATGGGGTGGCGGAAGTATAACTCTAGGATACGTAACCCCGACTTTACCTGGTACCCAAATTCAGGACGAGATCTATAAGCGTATCTACCACAACCTTCCTTACCTTCTTAAGACTAGAGGTACAGAAAGGGGTATGCGTGCATTGATAGCTACATATGGTGTTCCTTCTGATATATTAGAACCTTTAGAATTCGGGGGTTATAATTATTTACAGTACCCCGGTATACAAGAGATTTCTCAGGTTAGAATAATGACCGGAAGCGTACAACAGATCTCTAGTAGTCTTCTATCTCCCTGGACGACATTACAGTATTACTCAAATGATCTAGAAAAGACCTCAATAACAGTACAAGCAGGATTCTCGCCAGCGGATTCTATTAATGCAAGTATCACATCTTCAGGATATGTAACATCGTCTACACAGCCCGGATACTTTAATATTATGCAGTACATAGGAGCTCCTAATCTGCAATATTCTAGTTCATACATACCACTTGATACACTTAGCAATACATACTTTACTAATGAGTATACTAGTAGATATGATGTTTGGGATTTTATAAGATTAATTAAGTATTACAATAACTCACTCTTTAAGATGCTTAGAGACTGGGTACCTGCAAGGGCTAGCGCCGATACAGGTATCGTTATTAAGTCTCACATGCTTGAAAGAAATAAGTATCCAAGACATGAACCTACAGTATCTACATCTTCTCTTGATGCTGATTATTACTTATTAACTGTAAGTGCATCGGATGGTGGAGCAGTAATAGATAATACTAACTTTTTAGCCGGTATTCCAATCCAGTATAACGGGACTGCTTCAATAGCGTTAACTGCATCGATTGGTACCGTATTTATGAGCTCTTCAAATGATATACAGAAGTATACAGGA